GTATGTGGACGGCATCAACGACCCGCTGACGGCGCGGTCGTTCTTCGTCGGTTGGTGGGCCGGTGACACGAACAAGATCCCGCGTAAAGACCCAAGGTTTTTGCAGCACGGATTGCACCCGCCGGAGTTCGAAGAGAAAGAACTGATCGACGCGGTGAAGTCCATGTACGGCCACAAGATCGCGGCGGAACAGCTGGCGTGGATCAGGTGGAAGACAGAGAGCGCTGGCGCAGAGCAGGCGCTGCTCGATCAAAACCAGCCGTGGACCGCCGAACAGGCGTTCGTCCAAACCGGCTATTCGTTCTTCCAGACCCGCGTGATCACGCAGGACATCAAGAAGATCGAAGAGGAGAACATCCGCTACAAGGCCTACCGCTATGAGGTCGATGGCGATTTCTTCAACTTTCGGATGTTCGAGCTGAAGCCGGGGGTCGATTCGCCTGACGACATCGAGCTGAAGGTTTGGGAAGAGCCGGTCGAGGGCGCCAAGTACGTCATCGGCATGGACCCGGCGTATGGCCGAAATGACCACAAGGATCACCACGTCATCTCGGTGTGGCGGTGTTTCGCCGACAAGGTGGTGCAGGTGGCGGAGTATACGACCGCCGACGTTGAGGCCAAGCACGCCGCGTGGGTGCTGTTCCATCTGTCGTCCGCCTATGTGGACTGCTTGGTGAACCCGGAGGTCGGCGGCCCCGGCGCGCTGGTGCTGGGTGAGTTCGATCATCTGCGGCAGCTGTTGTCGCTGGAGAGCAACGCGGAGCGCGTGAAGGCGCGCGGCTGGGAAGACGCTGCGGCGCACGCGCGCATGTATCTCTACAAGCGCCCCGATTCTATGGGCGCTGGCTATGTCATTGGCTTCTCCACCACATGGGCCACCCAGTCGGTGCTGATGCACCAAGTGCGTGGCTGCTACGTGTCGCGAGAGCTGGAGATCAAATCGCGGGCGCTGCTGAACGAGATGTCGCTGGTTGTGGTCGAGGACGGCCACATCGGGGCGCCGGAGAGCCGCGACGAGAACTGCAAGGATGATCGCGTCTTTGCGATGGCCTTTGCGGTGCGAGCGTGGAAGGACTGGACCCAGCGCGAGATGATGGGGCAGGGTATGACCTATGAGGCTGTCATGGCGGCTCAGAAGGGCGAGAAGCCGACGGTCGCCACCACGGTCAACCGCATCGTTTTCAACTATCTGCGGACCATGCAAGAGCAGTCCGAAGAAGAGGTCGAACCGCCAACTTGGCAATCGGAGTATGGGCTATGAGAAGGTCAGACGTTCAGTTCAAGGCGAAACCCGAAACGGCGCTGTTTGACGATGGTCCGGTGATCGACGCCATGGTCATTCCTCCCGGCTGGCTGGAGCTGCCAGAGCCGGAAGTTTTCGTCGGGCAGAAGATGCCCTACCCCTACGATGGACAGCCGGTGTGGCTGACGCCAGACGGCGTAGAATCGCATCCAGCGTCGTGGCGCATCACACGCGCCTATGACACGATCAACGTGAAGTGGGTTCACAACGCTTATTGGTCGCGGCACAATGCGGGCGGCCAGCGCATTGAGTTCACACCCGTCGGCTACAAAAAGATGGAAGATTGAAATGACGCTGACGTTGGGGATCGACATGGACAAGTCGGACAGCTTCTTCGAGCCCACCAAGTACAAGATCCGGTATCAGTGCGAGCTGTGCAACCACAAGTACACCCGCACGTTCAAGGCTGTGCCGATCAAAGACCCACCGTGCCCCAGCAAAGCCTGCGGCGCGAAGCAAGAGATGGATTCGCTCAAGAAGCAGATTGCCAATCTTCAGCGCATGGTTGAGGAAGGCCAGGGGCCGGGGCAGATCGGCAACAAGACCGTGGTCAAAGCCGTTGATGAGACCGCAAGGATCGTCATGGAAGACTACAAGATGACCGATCTGAAGGACAACATCCGCCACGGCGAGGCGGTTGCGCCAAAGTTGCCCGGCCAGCAACAGACACTGGCGGACAACTACTTTGGCGGCAGGGGCTTGCAGGCGGCGGGTATCAACTCAAAGCAGGCGGACGCTCTGGGGCGCCGGGCCATTGCGGGCGCTTTCCGCAGCGCGGCGCTGAACCCCAGCTCCATTCAGCTGCCCGAAGTTCGAAACGGTCAGTCGCCGCTGCGTGTTATGCGCAGCGAGCCAACGGGTAAAAAATGAGGGGCTTGCGCCCCTCACTTCTTTCTGTGCGTTTGAGCTTTGAGTTCTTGTTCTTCCTTCGCCGCCTCGGCACGAGCGATTTCGCGGCGCATGATACCGGCGCGCAGCTCGTCGGGATCGCTGACATCCACATGATCGACCAGCTCCGCCGGTGACATGGCGCCGATGCGCTGGAGGCTGAAGGCAAGCTCCTTGGCGTCCTGCGAGAAGGCAGGCGAAGACGAGTGCGAATCGACGGTGAGCGACACGTCGTCCGGCAGATCGGCGAAGGTGAACGTCACCGGCACCAGACCCTTGGCGGGCGGGATCAGCAACGCCTCTTCTCCCGGCGCCGAACTGTCTTCGAACCCGGCAGAGTCCTTGGGCACCCAAGCGATCATCTTCTGGTCGATGTGCGCACGGCCCAGATCCAGAATGAGCGCGCCGAACTTCTCGACGTCGCGCTCGATCAACAGCGCACGATCTTTGAAGCGCGGCGAGAACATGCGGATCAGCGTGTCGGCGTGAGCGCCAGAGCGCACGCCCTGTTCGCCTTGGCCTTTGGCGATGGGCGGCAGGCCCATCATCTCGTCGAACATGCGCTCGTATTCGTGCAGCGACGCCCACAGGGCTTCGGGTATTTGCACGTTGTCGCGCTCGATCTTGGCGTTGGGGTTGGAATCGGTCCAGTAGCCGCCCGGCTTGTTGAAGCGCGACAGGGCTTGCTGGTTGACGCCGGTCGAGCCGACGAACTTGGTGGCGGGCTCTTCCTGCTTGCGCAGCATCCGGTTGATTCCGGTGATGCGCGAATTGATCGCCTCTTGCAGCAAGATCAGCCGGGTGATCTCTGATGCGCCCCAGAAATACTCCGGCACCGGGTTGGCGCAGAACAGGCTGAACGGGTGGTTGCCCTTCAGCGTCGGATCGGTCTGGCGCGAATAGGTGTTGTAGGAGAAGGCGCTGGTGATCTGATACTTGCCGCCAAGCAGGATGTTGTCGCCGATGATCTGGAACGTCGCCCAGTCGCCGCGCTTGTCATCCCAGACCCAAAGCTCGTCCATCTCCAGCATCGAGGCTTCGACCGACGGGTCGATGTTGGGCTTGGGTTGCGACATCCAATCCACGATGCCTCGGTTCTGGCTTGGAATGCCGCTGCCGCCCGCCTGAAACGGATAGAGCCCGCCGGTGACGATGTTCATGGCGGAGCCCGACGCATCCTGCATCCCGCCGCTGCGGCCCTGCATGTGGTTCTTGGCGCGCTCTTTCAGCTCGGCTTCGTCAGGGCGACCCTTGATCAGGTTGCGGAACTGCGCAGGCGTGATCAACATGCGGTGCGAGAACGCTTCCATGTCCGCATCGAGACGGCAATGGTTTTCGTGCAGCACACCGAAGTTCTCCGGTTGCACGAGATGGCACGAGAACTCTTTGTTCACGACGCCGGACTTGAGGATGCCAAGGCCCTTGCGCAGGCCAATGCCGACCGCCTGCGAGATCAGGTTGTCGGAGTCCGTCTGGCGACAGATCTTTCTGATCCGTGCCGCCGCGACGCGCCCCTTGGATTCGTTCACGATGTTCGGCAGATCGGGATCGGTGATGGCGAAGCGCAACGACACCGGCGAGAACAGCAACGATTCCAGATCGTCCAGCGCCGCGTAGGTCTTGTTGAACATCGCGGGCGCCGCTGCATCCGCCGATCCGGCGGTGGCGTAAGCGTCAAAAAACGCGCCTCTGTTCTGCCGCGCCTGCCGTGAGGACATGCAGATATTTGCGAGATTTCGGGCGAACCCTTCAAGATCGCGTGAAGGTATGTGCATGTCATCCCATCCTATCGTTTTGATAAAGCACGACTTTTCCCGTTTATGCCTTGACACAACTTCTTCAGCCACCGTAAGCTGTGTGTGTTGGGATGGTAAGCTCTCTCAACGTCCCCAGCAATAGGAGTTTAACATGAACGCTCTTCCCTTCGAGATCTCCATCGACAAGCGTGGCCGTAAGATGCACCGCAAGGGCCGCAAGTAATTGCAGCTTCGAAAAACGGGGGCCGTGAGGCCTCCGTTTTTCACCTTTTCTAGGAGTGATAAAATGGCCGCTCGCACCAAACGCCGCACCTGCCGCTGAACTACTCTAATTCAGAGAGTGTAGATTATGGCTTTACCGCCCATGCCAATGCCCGGTGGCCCTGCCGGTCCCGGTGGCCCCGCTGGTCCGGGACTTCCCGGCGCTATGCCCCCGATGGGCGGCGCAGGTCCGGCTACTATGCTCGGCCCGATGGCTGGCTCTGGGCAGCAAGGCGTAGCCGCTCTCAAAACGGGTCTTGAAGCGCTTCAAAAAGCGCTTCCCCAGCTGCCGATGGGTTCGGCCCTCCACCAATCGGTGTTGAAGGCTGTCGCCGACATTGGCAAGCATCTCGAAAAAGAAGGCGGCGGAGGCGGCGACCAGATGGGCGCGATCCAGCAGCTTATGGAATTGGCGCGTGCCGCCAAAACGCAGCCGAACATGGCTGGCATGATGCCGGGCGGAGCAGGCGCCCCGCCCCCACCAACACCGCCGATGGGCGCATAGGAGAATATCATGGCACAGGGAAAAGTTCCTACCCCTTACGTGAATGACGTCAAGGAAGACAACAGCATCATGCACTACGTCGAGTTCCCCACGATGGGGATCGGCGCGCGCAAGTCTGGTATGCCCACCGACGGCACCAACCACATCAAGAGCCTTGAGCACGTTGGCGAAGACGCTTCGCGCGGCGCTGGCAAGAATGGTTCCACTGCCCCCAAGGGTCGGAAATAAGCCATGACCATGACCCCTGAACAGATTGCCCTGCATCGCTCGAAAGAGCTGATCGACGCGCTCTGGAATGATGGCGAAGTCGGCAAGAAGATCCAGCAGGCCGCGAAGGCCAAGTGGAATGACGTCAAGACGACCGACGACATGATGTCGCCGATCATCGAACCCCACCTCAACAAGCTCAAGGCGATGGAAGAGAAGTATGAAAAGCTTCTCGAAGAGCGTCTTGAGGAGAAGCGCGCGAATGAAGATGAGCGCGTCAAGGTCAAGCTCGAAGAACAGCTCGAAAAGGCTCGGCGCGAATATAATCTGACTGAAGAAGGCTTCAATCAGATGATCGACCGCATGAAGAGCACGGGCAACTATTCGGACGCAGAGGCCGCTGCGGCTTATGTCGCCAGCAAGGCCCCGCCAGCAAAGGTTGCCGGTCCCACTTGGGCTCCGCAGGATCTCGATCTCTTCGGGTCTAAGAACCGCAACGATGCACTGGTTGAACTCCATCGTGACCCAATGGCCTACATGGATTCACAGCTCTCCGAATTTGTCAGCGACCCCGACAAATATGTTCGCGATACCCTCGGTCGCGCGGCGTAACTAAAGGACGTAACCCATGGCTCTACCTACCTCACCAGTAGCCACGCTGACCGGAAGCGGTATTACCCCGTCCGGCGCGCTTGGCGCCCAGCTCGCCGCCCTCACACGGCGCGCTTTTTTGCCTTCCGTCTACGTGCAGATCTATCAGTCCCACCCCCTCCTCAGCCTGTTCATGTCGAACGCCAAGGCTGCGCGCGGCGGTGTCAGCCAGATCACGGTTCCGGTGCAGGGGTCGTCTTTCGTCTCCTTCAACTGGGGCTCGTTCGCTGGCGACTTCCCGATGCCCACCGATCAGGCCGCGATCCAGAACGCTCAGTTCTCGCTCAAGCTCGGCATGGTTCCGGTCGGCTTCTTCGGGATGGAAGCGATCATCCAGTCCTCGGAAGTGGTCATCCCCAAGCTCCGCGCAGTGATGTCGGATGCGGCGGTCGTGATCAAGCAGGCCTACGCGCAGGCGCTGTATTCCAACAACTACGCCAACACGCAGGTGTGGGACTCGCTGACGCAAGCCTATGACGACGGCACGAACGTCCCGTCCTACGGCGGCATCTCGCGCACCCCCGGCTCGTTCTGGTCCGGCCAGCTGATCACGAACACGGGCGCTGCGGCGACCACTCGTGTCGGCATGGCCCAGCTTCTCACCCGCATCCAGTCTGGTGCTGGCGGTGAAGCCCCGGATTACGCCGTGATGAACCCCGCCAACTGGGCGGAACTCATGTCCGACTTCATGTCGCTTGAGATGTTCACCACCAAGCCGCGCTCGATCTACGAGAAGGACGACGCCGTGAACGCGGGCTTCCGCGCCATTCGCGTCCTCGACACGCCGATCTTCCCCGATCCCTTCTGCCCTCTCGGCACCTGCATCGTGGTGAACTCGCGCTACACCGGCCTCTACATGTCTGAATACGCCCCCATGACCTTCTCTGGTTTCGAAAGCCAGATCCCGGTCGGGCAGATCTCCGACATTGGTGTTCTGATCTCGGCAGCCGATCTCGTCTGCGCGAAGCCCTCGTCCGGCGCTCAGATCACCGGCATCACCGGCGCCGCGTGGCCCAACGTTCCGGGCACGTCGCCCGCAGTCCTCTGATAGGAGCTTCCTATGGGTCTTTTTTCTGGTTCCGGCGTACTTCCTTCTCTGAAGGGCGTTGCCACTAACGTCATCAACCTCCAGTCCGGTCAGGTCCAGACGATCTCCCCGGCTGGCTGGTACATGGTCAACACCGGCCTCTACACCACTGTGCAGCAGTACGACCCGATCACGGGTATCTGGCGCAACATTGGCAACGGCGACCATCAGGGCGGCGTTCGCTACATCTACTCCGATGGCGTGAACTATCGCCTCGCCAACCAGACCGGCGCGGTCGTGGGTGCGCTCCTGACCAACGCTGGTTCGGGCTACACCTCCGCTCCGACGGTCACTGCCTCGGCTGGCAGCTCGATCTGGCGCGCGATTGTCGGCGGTGCGGTCAACACCACCGTCACCGTGACCAACGGCGGCACCAACTACACCTATCCCCCGATTGTGCAGTTCGCTGCTCCCCCGGCGGGCGGTGTTCAGGCCACCGGCTACGCCACCTTGACCGGCAGCGCCGTGTCTTCGGTGACCGTGACCAATCAGGGCGCCGGTTACGCCTCTGCCCCGACCGTTGTGTTCATCAACGATCCCCGCGAAGGCGTGAATGGCGTGACGCAGGGCTATAACGCTGCGGCCACCGCCACCCTCACGGGTTCGGGCACGGTCACTGCGGTCCTTTGCGTTGATCATGGTCAGGGCGGCCTGACGGCTGTTCCCACCCTGTCCTTCGGTGGTGGCGGCGGCGCCAGCGCGGCGGCGACGGCGATCATGTGCTGGTCGATCACTGCTTACGCGGCGGGCACGGCTGGCGCCGGTCTTTCGGGTTCTGTGGCTCAGATCAGCGCGGAAGACGCTTTCCCGACCACTGCGGCGGCGTATACCAACCCCTACACCCAGTCGGGTCTGGTGCGCACGCGCAACGCCAACATCAAGGCTCCGATCTCCAGCGGCGGCATCACCGCCACCGGCCAGATCATCAACGATGGTGGCGTCTACACTTCGTCTCCGACCCCGCTTGTTATCGCGACCGCTTCGGTCGTGACAACCGCCCCCGTTGTGACCTTCACGATGGGCGGCCAGAGCGATACGACCTATCTGACGCAAGTCTGATAGCGCGACTCTGATCAATGAAGCCCGTGCTTGCGGTGACGCGGGCACGGGCTTTAACTTTTTCGGACGGTTCGCATGTCTCTTAGCCAGCTTTTGAACGACACCTCGGCGCTGTTGAACGACCAGAACTACACGTTCATCTCGCAAAGCCAACTGACCCGCTGGGTCAACACGGCGCGCAGAAATGCCGCCAAACGGACGGGGTGCATCCGCCGTCTGATCTCTGGGCAATCCGCGTTCGGCGCATCAGCGGTCGCGGGAAGCGCCATTCCTTCGGGTATGCAGCCGGGCGCGCTGCCGTGGGCGTTCACCAACTCGAACACGCAGGTGCCGTTTCCCGGCAACAACGGTGACTTCAACACCGACTACAACAACGACTTCAACACCCTGCAATACAACAACAACTATCCGATCAACTATTCGCCGAACGGCCCGCTGCCTACGGCCTACGGCGCCGTGACCAATGCGTGCATGACGATCCCCGGCGTCGAGCGTTATCCTTTCGTCGGGTTCTTCAACAACTTCCTCAAGGCGCAGTATGCGGGCACGGCGTATATCTACGACGCCATCTCCTGTGCCGTGAACTGGGGCGGCACCACCAAGCCAACCTTGGACTGGCTCCCATGGGATGAGTTTCAGGCCTATTGCCGGTCCTACGCCGTCCTGAACATGTCCTACCCCGCCGTCTGGTCCGTTTATAACGACGGACCCACCGCCGAAATCTGGATGTTTCCGGTGCCCTCGCAGTATTGCGAAATCGACCTTGACGTGTCGGCGGCGCCCATCGACCTCGTGACCGACGCCGATTACGACGCCATTCCGCAAGGTTTTCAGGAAGCTCTAAAATACGGCGCCGCAGCCATTGCTTTCGAATCGTCGGGGCGTTTCGCGCAAGCACAGGTCATGGAAGACCGCTTTGCGGAAAACCTCGGCATCGCGCGCGTGGCGGTTGATCGGGGCAAGACACCCTCGTATTATCGGTCCAGCATATAAAAGGGCGATCCGATGGCTGGCGTTCACGATCAAGTTGCGTCCACAATCTCGCTTGCGCGCGTCTTGTTGGGCGCGCTTGACCTGCGGCAGGAAATGACGCCGGTCAGGACCGCCACACTCAAGCTGATCCTCGACACGTTCATCGAGAACGGATCGACGAACCAAAACCTGCGCGTCATGGAATCGACCGGTAACGAGGTCGGCGCCTTGATGGCGGCGTTCACCGCCGTGAAGGGACAACATGGCAAGCAATCCTGACATCTCCGCCAAGGCAGGGCAGGCGCTCGGTCTCCCGCCCGGTTTCAAGATCCACACGCCGTTCCCGTTCAAGGGCATGAACGTGCAGGATGCGCCGCACGCGATTGAAGATCAGGAATTTACGTGGGTCGAGAACTTCGTCCGTCTTGGCAACGGCCAGCTTCGCACGTTGTGGGACAAAGGGCCGTCAAGCTACAACGCGCCCAGCGGCTTGACCATCGTCTATTTCAAATTCTACACGCTGGCGGTGACGCAGTATTGCGCCATTTTTCTGTCTGACGGCTCGGCGGTCCAGCTCGATCTGGCGACAGCGGCGCTCACGACAATCGGCCCCGCCGGAACGTTCTATGATTCCGGCACGGGCGATCTGCCCTATGCGCGGCAGTGGGGCTCGACCTATCTGCTGATCTGCAACCGCAACACGACCAACGACTATTGGGCGTGGGACGGCACCTTGCTGTACGGCGCAGGCACGGCGGCGCCGCAAGGCGTCACGCTGACCTCAATCGGCTTCTCCTACTCCAGCAGTCCCACGATCACCGCTTTTGGCGGCAACGGCAGCGGAATGACTTTCAGCTCCGTCGTGAACAATGGCGGCATCGCTGAAGTCAACATCACCAATCCCGGATCGGGCTATCTGCCCGGCGACATCGTGCAGTTGGCGTTCTCTGGCGGCGGTTCGGACACCTCTGCAATTCTGCAAGCGGAATTGTCCAGCGGATCGGTTGGCGGCGTGTCGATCACGGCGGCGGGTTCCGGCTATACGACGGCAACCATTGCTTTCTCTGGCGGCGGTGGCGGTTCTGGCGCGACAGGCACCGTGATCATCAGCACTGGCGAAGTCACAGGCACGACCAGTCTCATCGGCGGCAGCGGCTACACCACCGCGCCAACGGTATCGTTTTCCGGGGGTGGCGGAACCGGTGCAGCGGCCACGGCCACCGTTTCGGGCGGCGCAGTCACGTCGCTCGTCATCACCGATGGCGGCACGGGCTACACGAGCGCCCCCACAATTGCTTTTTCCGGTCCCGGCACCGGCGCGTCCGCCACAGCGGTCATCACCGGACAAGGTAAGATCGCCGGTGTGGTGATCACCAACGGCGGCACTGGCTACACGACGGCGCCTATCGCAACGATCAGCGGAACCGGCTCCGGCGCCTTGGCGCAGGCCGTGCTGGCCCCTGTCGGCGTGGCCGCCATCAACGTGATCAACGGAGGCACCGGTTTCACGTCCGCCCCGCTCCTCACAATCGTTGGCGGTGGCGGTTCTGGCGCAACGGCCACTGTCGTTTTAAGCCCCGCGTCCATAGCTGCGATCAATGTCACCGCAGGTGGGTCGGGTTACACGTCCGCGCCGACCGTCAGCTTCACCGGCGGCGGCAGCGGGGCGACCTTGCCGACGGCGACCGCCAATCTGAACGGAGATATGGTCAGCTCGATCACCATCACCGATGCAGGCAGCGGCATCACCACCTCGGTGCAGGTTATTTTGTCCGGCGGCGGTGGCGCAGGCGCTGGCGGCACGGTCTTGCTCAACGCCACGTCAATCCAATCCGTTATCGTGTCGTCGAGCGGCCAGTATTACACCACGGCTCCCGAAGTGGAGATCTCCGCAGGAGCAAACAGCGCCGCCTACGCGACCGTGACCCTCATGCCCTACGGCATCTCTGGATCGGCGATGGAGACCTACCTGTCGCGCGTTTGGATCGTCAATCCGGCGACCCAACCCTATTCCACGACGCCGCCCGGCAACTTGTGGTCGTTCAGCGCGCCGGGGTCGATCTCCGATTTCGCGCCGTCTGACGGCGGCGGGTCTTCCGTCAACACCGACGCCTTTCTGCAAACGAACTACGTCAACGTGCGCCAGTCGTCGGGGTATCTGTACTTCTTCGGCAACGGCTCGGTCTCCGTGGTGTCGAACGTCAGCACGGCGGGCACACCGCTTGTCACGTCGTACACTTATCAGAACGTCGATCCGCAGTCAGGCGCCAGTTTCCGCGACTCCGTGCAGGAGTTCGGCAAATCGCTTGTCGTGTCGAACGAGATGGGTGTTTACGCGGTGTTTGGCGGCTCGATGGCTAACATTTCGACCAAACTGACGCAGCTGTTCACGAACGCCCTGTATCCGGGCACCGGCGGCATCACCCCCTCGTCGGCGACGGTCACGATCTACAACATCAAATACTACGTCAATTATTTGACAGTTATCGACCCTGATCTGGGCACGCCGCGCAATGTCATGCTCTTGTACAACGAAAAAGAGTGGACCATCGCCAGCCAGACCGGAAACCTGACCTTCATCGGCACCCAGAAGGTCGGCAGCGTTTACAACGGTTGGGGCACGGACGGCACGGGCTTGTATCCGCTGTTCTTCACGCCCTCCACCAACTTGGTGAAGCGCCTCGACACGAAGATCTACGGCGCCGACAAGATGTTCGTGCAGAAGCAGGCGCTCGCCGTCTATCTGCAAGCGACGGACAACAGCTCGACGCTCGCAGGCATCTCCGGCCAGCTCTTGTTGTCGGTGTCGGGCATCGCCTTACAAAACGCCTTCCAGCCCAGCCTTCAAAGTGGTACATATAACGTGTCGCTTGTTCAACCGGACTTCCAGTCGCCGTATCCGTATTATGGTTTCTGGGGCTCTTCGCTCGAAGGCGTGGGTTTCGTGATGGCGGGGTTGCGGTTCTTAACCGCGAGCCCGGACTTCACGTTGGGACACATACTCATGGGCTACTCCGACGTGGTGGCCTCGTACTGATAGGAGCACGACATGAAGAACCAACCCCTACGCAAGCTGAACTTCGAAAAGCTGATCCAGAAGGGTGAAAACCCCAAGGGCTTCACCGCCCAAACCCCCAACGGCACCGCGCATTGGGAAGGCACCGGCTGGAACAAGAATTATTTCAGCGACTACGACATGCCGCAGGTCGCACCTGACGCCACACGCCCGGCTGGACGTTCGAACCGCACGGGCGAATAATGCTTGCGGCGCTGATGAATGTGCCAAAGACTGACGCCGAATGGCGTCAGTTTTCCTACGATCATCGCGACAGCCACGACAGGATCCGCGCGGCGATCAAGAAGAAATACGGCGTCGATCTGACTGATTACGCGATTGACCCGATCAACCCGGACAGCCTGCAACAGTTCTTGCAGGACAATGCGTCGTTGCACACCGACATGAACGGGATTTTAAAATCGCAGTCGTCCGATCTGTTGGATGTGGACATCAACGATCCAAAGCAGCTCGATTCGTGGATCAACCTGAACTACCAAGAACATCAAAACGCAGAGCAACTTTTGGGGATATAGATGCTCAAATTCGCCGTGGAAACCTTAGCTGATGTGAGGGAAGAGTGCGGCGACCTGATTGCCGCACATTGGCGCGAAATTGCCGTGTGGCAGGATATACCGCTCGACCCAGATTGGGTCGCCTATGAGAACCTTGAGCGGATTGGGATGCTGTCGATCTACACCGTGCGCACCGAAAACAACAAACTGGTCGGCTACGCGGTTTTCATCATGCGCAAGCACATCCACTACAAGGGCCACAGCTGGGCCGCCAACGACATCGTGTTCGTCGATCCTGACTATCGAGACGGTCGCGTTGGCCGAAATCTGGTCAAGTTCTGGGAGCAGGATCTGAAGGCTCGCGGTATCAATGTGGTCCATGTTAATGTTAAAGTAGGCCACCCGGCTCTGGATCTTGTGCTCCGGTTCGAGAAGTACAAGACTGTCGAGCACGGGCTTGAGAAGAGGTTGAACTGATGGGCGTTGCAACTGGAGCAATATTTGGAGGCCTTGCCGACGTAGGTGCAGGAGCTGCTGTGGATGCAGCTGCAACCGGCATCGGCACCGGGCTCGCTGATGCGGCGGCGTTTTCGCTGCCTGAAGCAACAGTGGCGGGCATTGAAGGCGGCATAGCGGATGCGTCGCTTGCAGGTGCTGCCGGAGCTGCGGCGGGCGGGGAAGCCCTTGCAGGCGCCGCATCTGATTTTGCTTTGCCTAGCGCGACGGCGGAGGGTATTGATGCGGGCATCTCCGCAGCAACCCCCGGCTTGTACGCCCCGGTGGATGCTGGATTGACGGACGCTGCCGCCGCGACTTCTGGAGGCGGAACGCTGGCGCCTGCGACAGGAGGCGCGCTCGCGCCGTCCGCAAGCCCGGCAGTGAGCGGTCTGGGCGCTGCATCGACGGATGTTGCCCCCGGTCTTGCGGCTGAAACCGACCTTCCGCTGACGCAGGCGCCGGACGTGGCGGCTTCGACGGGCGCGACCGCACCGCTCGACGCTTCCGCACCGGTTTCGACGGCGACAACCGCACCAAGCGCGGCGACCGGGCAAGTGGCATCATTGG